TAGGGATTTTGTTATTACTAACAACTCCCCCGATTCAGGCAATTGTTCAAACCCTTGAATGTCCAATAAACTTAAATTACCACGCCACTTATCTATTTTTGGGGAAAGTGGTCTATATATTTTAAATTTATCGAATACTTTATATGCATAAATTGGTAACTCTTTTGTATATTTAGCTTTTTCAATGCTATTTACAAAGAATTTAGATGTTGCATAAACATTAAATTTCTTTAGTGTTTCAAATCCAATTCCAAATTGCCACCAAAAATTCATATCTATATAAGAAAATGGTTTTCTTGATATAGTTATTTTAGTTTCAACGTGTTTATATTTACGTCTTGATTGCAGTTTATCAGAAATAGACCAGACATTCATGTCTTTTACTATCTCCTCTAATGCCTGCCTATAGGTTGTTAGACCCTTTATCTCTTTAACAAGTTTAACGACACCGCCACATTGTCCTGTAGCCATATCCTTGTAAAGCAAAGAGCCTGATTTTTTATCTACGAATATTCCAAATGAAGGATTTTTATCATCTCTCAATGGACTATTATAGACCTTCCCTATTTTAAAGTCTCCGACATAATGTCTATAAATATCCTCTTCGGATATCCTTTCTAATATGTCTTCGTATGTTATTGTAAAGTAATCGCTTCTATTGAGCACTGCTTTTGTATTGTACATGCCCATAGTTCAATATTTAGAATGGTGCAGCTGTCTGAGTTGCAGCAGGAGCAAATTGCCCAGTAGCAAATGCTGTAGCAGCAGGCGCAGTCGGTAATTCTTTATCTCCTTGTTCTGGTCTTTCAAACGTGTCTATCCCTAATTTTTTAATTTTAGTTTTAGCCAATTCAACTGTCATTGGTTCAATAAATGTATATTTTGCATATTGTGGAAGTGAAGTAAATCCACTTCTTCCATACACTGCTTTCAGTCTAACTAAAATAGTTTTGTCTGCAGCACTTAATATAGATACAACCCAATCTGTAAATCCACTGAACGAATCAGCTTCAAATGATAATGCGCTCTTATCGAAGAAACAAGACATAATCTGCAATATTCTTGCAACCTGTTTGTTTATCTTTTCGTTAAACTCAGCATCTGTTTGGTCTGCGTATTTAGTTGGCTCCCACTCTGTATGAGTAAGTTTATAGCCATCTTTATTGAACTCAAACTCTATAAAGGAATTGTTATTATTCTGTGAAGTTCCTTTCCTCACATTCACAAGCGCTACATTCTCATGTATACCTGCGTCCATAAACGCAACATCATTTTTTACAATTTCTGCTGCTTTATTTGTTGAAAATATCATAGTAATTAATTATTGTCTGGTAAAAATATTCTATCCCAATGTGCAGTAATTACATTGTCTTCTGAAGATTCTGCAATTACAATCTCTTGTCCTCTTAAGTGTGGCTGTCTAGCCTCCACTATAAAATCACCAGAACCATTAAAGTTCATAATTGTCTGGTTTTTCTTTCTATATATAAACCCAACTGCATCTGCATCTGCTGCAACTAATCTTGCTGTTTTACCAGATAAGTCTATTGACATTTCACTTAATTCTTTGCCATCTTTATTAATCATCGCGTCTTTAACGTGACATATCAATATTAATGTTGGTGCTAGTGTTTTAAACATGTCAATTACTTTAAAGAATGCTTCTCTAACATATAGCCATCCAGCTCCATTAGGAAGTTTTCTAACGTCATCGTTATAGTTCTTCCCGATCGGCGTTGCTTGGTATAATTTTAAAGCCAACGGCATGATCATCTCTTCTAACTTAGTTCCATTATCAATGGTAACGTAGTTATAGACAAATTTTCCTGCCGTTTTATTTGCATCTGTTATTGCTGTTGCTATTTCAGATAGTTCAGTTATATTTGAAGCCTTAACTACCATTGCTGATAGAAAGTCTGTTCCATCTTCTAAGTCCACTATTAGATTATTATCTAACAATGAAGCTACTGAAGTTTTCCCTGCTTTAGGCTTTCCAAAATAAACTAAAAACCGTGGGTTTGATATTTTAGGACTACTTTTTACTGTAGGTAAATTTATCATATTTACATATGTAAAAATAGAATATACGCTATGATATTATTTGATTTGTTTGATAATATTTGAATTCTATATATTACTGGTAGATTACCAGTTTCTTATTGTTACCAATACTGTACGTACAGTCTCTACTTGCGCAGGTGTGTAGTAAGCAACGGTATGATTGATATTGCCTGTACGAGGAATGATATTCATACCAATTTTGATATAGTTATCATAAACCTCAACTCGTTGTCCAGATACATAAAACGACTCACCAGCACCGCGAAGGTAGGCTGTCGAATAAGAAGGACGTGGTTTACGAGCCTGTGCGAAAGCATCAAGTTTGCTCAGTACTAATGCATAATCTTTTTGCAAATCATATACAGGGGCATAAGCTTTCTTACGTGCATAGTCGCCATTTTCTACCCAGTTGATATCATGATTTTTGGCAGTACCAAAAGTGATAAGCTGATCTGGGCCAGCAAAATTAATACCACGAAGAGTATTACCATTTTTAGTGGTAAAAGGCGAATCCAAACCAGCTACAGTGAGCCATGGGTATTTATTGATATTATCAACTAAACCTTGTTTGTAATAACCGCGAGGATCAATAGTTGCGCTTGGCAATTTCACGAAAAAATTTTTGTTATCCATAAATTTCGAAATTTGTTTTTTTTATTCTTTAAATTCAATTTGTTGTTGGTCTGTATCTTCTGCTTCTTCAGGTTCTTTAATATTATTATATTTAAGATCATTTATAAACTTCAGTATTTTAACCTCTCCATCACGATTTTTTACAATGTGGAGATATATGCAATCTTTTACTGGAAGATTGTTTGGTCCATAGGTTGTTAATCCAAGTATTTCGGGCCTATGTATTACTATAACATAGTCGCTCGCTTGGAATACAGCATCAGAAGAAGATAAATCACTTCTCTGAGGATAATGCATATACGGGTTATTCTGGCGTTCAGATCCTTCAATATTTCTATTCATTTGGGATATCTGAATAATAGAGGTTTTACCAACCTTTTTTGCCTCTATTAGCATTTTTTCTAAATCCACAATAATTTCTCTTTCACCACCTGTACCACTACCTTTAATTAATAAGGTATGGTCTATTATAACAACTAACCATTTGTCTTTGGCTAATGTATTCTGAAAGAATTTTATTGTATTGTCCATTTCTCTAACATTTCCAGGCGTATCTATATAATATATAGGATAATCCTTTATTGTTTTAGCCGCCTTCTCAACTATTTCAAATTCTTCGTCAGTAACAGCTGACTGCTCATTACTACTATATAAATCTGAAGTTGTTTTTCTAAGCTTGTATGATAGTTTTCTACCAACCTGCCTAGAAGAATGCATTTCGTATGAAAATGAGAGGATAACGATATCCTGCTCTGGATTTAGGTCTACTAAATCAGTTTCTAAGGTATTTACAAAAGACGATTTACCTGAGCCACTTATGCCTGCAATAGACATAATGATTCCTGGCTCTATTCCGCCCATTGTTAACTTATTAAACTTAGGCCACCTCGTTAGAAGTGACTTAGATTGCTTAAGTCTTCTTTCTTTAATATATTTAACAATTTCACTAGTAGCAGAGGATATGTGTTTATATGGTAAAACTCTATTCGACGTCTGTTCCATATATCTTCTCTACTGTTTTTTGAACCTTCTTATCTTTTAAGAATTCATCATATAGAATCCATTCTTCAGAAGTTAGCCATTTGTACATTCTCTTCATATACCCCATTTTATTAGTTAGTCTCTTATTTGATAACTCAAACTTAAGACATTCTATAATGTGTTCATGTTTTTCTCTTGATTTCCCTACGACTTTATTATAAAGTTTACGACAATTTGAAGGGGCACCCTTCAAATAATCCTTAGTTCCATCAGTACGCATAACACTTACTGGGTATAATGCAGAAAACTCATCAAATGGGTCTTTCTGTTTAATTTTATCTAAAAATGATTCATTTATAAAAAGCTTATTAAACTCCTTATCTTGATATTCAGATTCTTTTGTTAATATATTTTGCTTCTTTAAATTATTAATATCTGATTCGTTGACGGGGATAACGTCCAACAACGATTTGATATCGATTCTATCTACTAATAATTTAATTAGAATAAACTGATTTATAGTTATTTTGAGGTTCTTAGCCTCTTTCAAATCTACTTCTATCAGCATAGTTTTTAATTGTTTTTTAACGTTAAAATACTACTATGTGATAATATATGATATGATTTGTATAGGTATACGACGCTTTATTTTTATGTGTTGAAGCCCGTACTGAACATTCACAGTAGGAAGTGGTTGCCAAATATTATGACATGTATTCTACCACCATTTATTGAATACTATTACGCAATTTTGCAGAAAACGTAATTAATTTTGTTAAAGTTGCGGACTCGAGCCGCGCATCATCTTGTCAGGATAATGGACCATTTACTTTATATTTGTTTTTTAAGCTGCTTGACCAAAAGTTGCCCTTAATACTTGTTCTAAATCATATTGACTCATATCATTATAATATGTAGCTCTATTGTCATGAAACTTTTCTGGAAATGCTTCTTCATCATCTCCTTCATCTGGTTTGCTAGGGCTTAAAGCTGCTTTAATCTGCTCCTCTGTTACGATGACTACTTTCTCTTCAGGTAGACTTTCTTTTGGCTTTAATTCAATTTCAGTGCTTGTTATTTTTTCAAAGAACAATTCCAATTCGATTTTAAGTGCATCGTAATTAGACAGATTAGTCAAAGTAATTCCTTTGAGGTATTGCTTTTCTTCGGCTGTAAATTCACCAATAGAATATAATGCTTCAGAATCATTAAGCTGTTTTAGAAATTTTAATGTGTATTCTTCAATTATATTTATAGACGAATTGCTTTCAGTTATTTTTCTTAGTATTTTATTTACCAATATAGCGTCTAAGAACTCACTATTTGTTTCAGCAAACGCTTTTATTTTTTTCGAGAAATTTTGATTTCCCGTCATAAGGTCATCGCCAATTGCCTTTACAGGTACTTTTATGTCGTCCACTCTGTTTGATAACAAACTATATAGTGGTTCATAATAATTTGCCACCAAGGGCATTCCTTCTTGAACTTCAAATAGTGTATTTACTATTAGCTCTCTTTGCTTGCAAGTTAAATTATTTGATAGTACGATTGTCATAATTTGTTACTTTTCTGTGAATTCAACATTGTTGTTAAATTCATTAATTTCTTTTTGAATCTTATCGATATCTCCAGAAACTTTAGTAATCTCAGCGTCAATAAAACCTTTTGTAAAGACTACGCTTTCATTTTCGTTTTTACGAGTAGGAACTTTTTCAAGTTTTACTTTACGTTCTTTCAACTGTTGAAGAAGATAGATTTGCGTATAAACGTTATTTGCAGGTAGCGCATCAAGGGTTTTAAAGCCCATGTTGATAGCCTGAATAGCGAGTTTTGTTTTTACAAGTTCAATTTCTTTTTGTGCTAACTGTTTGTAGATAGCATTCAAGTCAAAAAGCTGTTTTGTACCATTAGGAACAATATTGTTTTTTGAAAGTTTGAACCATAGGTCTTTGATATCTAAAATAAGATTATCGCGTTTTGAGATTAAGCCGTTAGGAGTATATTTTTTTGTCGCAGTTGCAACTGTTAATGGGTTTGTCATATTGATTATATATTTAAATTGTTGATTAATTAATTGATTAATTAGACCAAATTTATAATAATCTTCCAGTAGTAGGCAATATAAATATCAATTATATTGCCATAGTCAGTCTAATTCAAATGCATGTTATTGCACTGAATTAAACTGGTATGTCAACAGTGGTAATAATTCTTTACATATTAAATAATCTAATCTACAATATCTATGTCTTTGTATTCTCAATTGGTGTTGCCCAAAATACAGTTTTATAGTTCACTCCAGTGTTACCGTTCATGTTAGTTTATTTATTTAATATATATAGTTTATCATTACTCATGTATGATAACCATTTCTGCTCCATTAAGAGCATCGGCTATCTGTTGGCTTCTATATGTATTCATATCTCTATTGTTAAAGACGCGAACACTTTGAGGCCGATTTCTGCGTTCCTCAATAACTTGGATATCAACAGTTGGTAATTGTCGATTGTTTTTTCCTTGTTGTTGATTTCCGTTTTTGAAAATAAACTTCTGGGCAAACTGCTCGTCTACTAAATGAGCGAGATACAGTTTTTTAATAACTTCTTGGCGATCATTAGTATCAATTAAGGTACCAATAGCTTCGCTGCATAGGACTTGAACCAAAGGCAAATTCTGCTTTGCGTTCATCATTTTATCCGCCACTTCTTGTGCCACAGATAGAAAATCCATTGTACTATCATCTCTGATATTCAATTTTCTTCTCCACCATACTGCTTTATTGACAGATACTTCTCCGTTTTTGTAAAGAGTAAACTCTCCTGGAGGGTTCAGATATATACTAACTAACTCAGAAAGTCGGTTAGCATCAAATATGCCTAAACTCTTATTCATAAGAATATTTGTTTAGATATTAACGATAATTCGCTGCTACTGCTTCGTTAGTGTCGTTGATAGCTTCCAATGCTTTGATTTGAGTATCAACATCTGCTTTAATCGCTTTTAAACGAGTAATTTCAGAACCATTGATTGCCTTACAAATCGAATTAGCAACTTCGTAATCGGCGAACCAATTTTTCGAATCACTATTAGATTCAACTTCAGATAATGAACGAACGAATGCACCACCGGATGGTAATACTGGGTTGCCTTTTTCGCCACCGTTAATAATGATTGCTTCTACACCGCCTTCAAGAGCCTTGTATTTCAATTCATTAACGATTACGGTCTTGATAGACGCGTGAGTGACTGGCACCTCGATGCGAAGATTTTTTGGCTTGTCACCATGGAGCAAATCCAATGGCTGAGACATTGTTGTGAACACTGCGTC